ATAATTCAAAGCATAATGATGATGATAAGCAAATATTAGTTAATGCTTTAAGTGATTATTTTAAAAGTGAGAATAAAAACTTTGATAGTATTAGATTTTATAATGCGTGTTTTAAAACATTTAAACCAACAAGTGATGAGCAAGATAAAGCTATAAAAATATTACAAAGCAAAGTTAAGACTTATGAAGCTGATATTGATAAGGGCATTTATGTTTATAATGATAATTGTTATTGTGATAAATGCGAGCAACATAGAGAAGACCCTCAAGCAATTAATTTAATTCAGCAATCAATAAATAAAACTGATAAAGAAAGTTTAAGAAAAAAGCTAAGATCTTCAAATGATTTAAAAGGTTCAACAAAGTTATTTTAAATTAATACAGTTACCTCTCAAAGCCCCCTAGCTAACCCCTAGGGGGTTTTTTTTTATATCCAATTATAATTCCAAGTAGTTTCCAAGGGGTTCTATAGCTACAAAAAATTAAGTGCTAAGAAATTCTCTCAATCGTTAACCTAAATAAAACCAAGGGGTCACCCTAGGTACTACAAATAAAAAACTAAGCTATAACCACAGAAAACCCTAGGGGTAGGCGAGGGGCAACGGGGGTGGTGTATATAGTATATATGCCATTACCAGAAAATCTGGGGTATCCCTGTTAACCATTGGGGGGCAAGGGAATATTCTAGTAAATATACTAGGGAATACCCTAGGGGGGTAGCTGTAAAACCTACTGTAGTATATATATTAGACCCCCCTGGCAGTGCCTAATAACATTATACACACCATATCCCTATTTGTCTATTGCTATAATGTCGCATATGAAATTTAACCTAAAAAAAACTTGACAAAATCGGTAATCATCACTATAATAGAACCTATATATTATTCAAAGGACATATATACACGAAGATTCAATAGAACAAAAAGGGTCATCACGAATAATATACTAATTATGCTAGATCTAGACATAAACAAAGTAAAACAACTTCCTTTCAAGGAGATAATGGAGCTAATAAACGCAAATAATGGATTCTTCTATAACAAAAACTCAAAAGAGAAACTTAACAGATATGCAGGAGAAGTTCCTAGACGCACTTTTTACAGAAGCTCAGGGAAATCCACGAGAGGCAGCAAGGATAGCAGGTTATTCAGAGCATAGCTATCCGAAAGTTGTACGAAATTTAAAAAAAGAGATTACAGAGCTGGCGGAAACCCACTTATCAACCCACTCTGCAAAAGCTGCCACTAGGTTAACCTCCTTACTAGATGAAGACGGCACTACACCACAGGCAAGTATTCGTCTAGCAGCAGCGAATTCACTATTAGATAGGGTTGGTATCACAAAAAGAGATCAATTAGATATTAATATGAAAGCTCTACACGGAATATTTATATTACCACCAAAAGATGGAACCGATAAAGATAAAAAAGAAAGCTAGAACCATACCTTTTGGTTTTAAACAGGCAGAAGATCCACAATATCTAGAGCCTGTAACAGAAGAATTAAGTGCTCTTAGACAAGCAAGAGAATATTCAAAGACTTGTTCACTAAGAGAGACTGCCCAATGGCTACATAGAAAAACAGGAAGATACATATCACATGTCGGACTTAGAAAAAGACTCGCAAGAAATAACACCACCGAAACCGAAGAAAATAGTTCAACAGAAAGCCAAGAAGTCAGTTAAACAGATACTAGCTCGCACTCGTAAGAAAGTTGCAAAGGCAGAACAAACTCTACGTTCTGCTAAGATGTCAGCAGAAAATACCAAGAAGAAGTTGTTAACTATAGACAAAGCTCTGACTGGTAAAGAGACTCAATTACTTACCGAAGACATAATCGAGAGTGCACCTAAGAACGTACAAGAGCATGTGCAAAACCAAGAAGTTATCTTTAAGCCTAATTCAGGCCCACAGACACAATTTCTTGCAGCTTCTGAGAGAGAAGTTTTTTATGGTGGAGCACGAGGCGGTGGTAAATCATATGCGATGTTAGTAGACCCGCTTCGCTATTGTACATATGCAAATCACAGGGCACTCCTAGTGAGGAGGACAATGCCTGAGTTAAGAGACTTAATTCAAAAGTCTCAACTATTATACTCAAAAGCATTTCCTAATGCAAAATGGAGAGAACAAGAAAAAGAGTGGCGATTCCCATCAGGGGCAAAGATAGAGTTTGGTTACGCAGAGAACATGACAGACGTTTTACGTTACCAAGGTCAATCATACACATGGATAGGAATAGACGAACTTCCACAATATCCTTCGCCAGATATATATAACTTTCTAAGATCTTCTTTAAGATCGGTAGATAAAGATATACCTGTTTATTTAAGAGCTACAGGTAATCCAGGGAATATTGGTTCCCAGTGGGTACGAGAGATGTTCGTAGAACCTGCAGAACCAAATACAGCTTTTGATGTAGGGGTAGATACACCTAATGGTAAAAAGTATATTACCAGAAGATTTATCCCAGCTAAGTTACAAGATAATCCTTATCTTATGCAGACTGATGATTATTATATCATGCTTGCATCTTTACCTGAAGTACAGCGTAAACAATTTTTAGATGGAGATTGGGATGCATATGAAGACTCAGCGTTTCCAGAATTTAGTAAAACAACCCATGTTGTTGAACCTTTTGAGATACCTAGAGGCTGGTACAAGTTTCGTGCTGCTGACTGGGGTTATTCTTCTCCTGCTTGTGTTTTATGGTTTGCTGTTGATTACAATAACAATCTATGGATCTATAGAGAATTATATACGAAGAAAGTAACAGCAGATTATTTCGCAAGAAATGTATTGAGCCTAGAGCAGGGAGAACATATCCATTACGGGGTCTTAGACGCTAGTACATGGGCAAGAAGAGGTGATGTGGGCCCAAGCATTGCAGAGACAATGATACAGCAGGGATGCCGTTGGAGGCCCTCAGATAGATCACCTAAGAGTAGAATTAATGGTAAACTTGAAATCCATAAAAGATTAAGAGTTAATGATGAAGAACCAGGTATTAGAATATTTAAAACCTGTAGAAATCTAGTAAGAACAATGGGTATGCTACCTACAGATACTAAGAATCCTGAAGATGTAGATACTCATGCAGAAGACCATGCATATGATGCATTAAGATATGGATGTATGAGTAGACCAACACATCCTAAATATGCAGAAAGATTTAGAACATTCTTTAGACAGAATGACTTTCATGCTGCAGATGATAAATTTGGTTATTAATTATGAATAGAATTGCAAGACAGATATTACAATATATAAATAACACTAATAGAAAAACTAAACAACTTAGTCTTTCTAGAACTCTAAAGAAAGAAGTAGAGATTGGTGCTAATGGTACTCAAGGGTATACTATAAAACAAGGACTTAATAAAGGAAAAGTTATAAGTGCTTCCAAGTAGAAAAATACCAGAGATAAATAAAAAGAATTTTCCCTACGACTTAGTAGTTGCATATTGGGAGGATATTGTTGGATCATGTGAATGGTCTGATATACCAGATATAAAAAAAGCAAAGACTGCAATATGTTGTAGTTTTGGATGGCTTGTAGAACAGAATGAAAAGACTACAGTTATCATGGCAGATTTTATATTTGAAGATAGCGGATCTATAAAGCAAGGTGGTGGTCATACAGTGATACCTACCAAGAATATAATTAAGATTAAAAAAGTAAAAATATAACAGGAGACAGCAATGGAAACAAAATTTGATCCAAAAGCTAAAGTTAAACAAGGTCAGTTAAGTGATGGTCCAGAAGGCAAACAGCCTAATAGACCACATAATAATATTGACTTTTCTCAACATGCACCTAGAAAATACGAAGAGTATGACTATGATCCAAATGTTCCAACTAAATCTGGATCAGAGCATGTAGAAGATTCTTTGTTTAAAATGGCAGATGAAAAAGACTATTAATGAGTCTTGGAGCTAAGAGTAATTATATACCTGTAGTATATGCAGGCACTAAGAAAAAAAAGAAAAAGAAAAAAACTAAAAGGAGAAAACCCAAATGATGAAAAGATACATGGAAGGCGAGTTAGCACCTGATGCACCTAAGAAAGCAAATGATCCTATGGAGTTCAGTGGCGGATACAGTGGACCTAAATTAGGACCAGATGTAGAAGGTAAAGCTAAAAAAGCTGGAAACAAAGTAGA